TACCCGGTGCACTACCGATAATATTTGTTTCTGCTGTTGTTACTGCGGCGGCTTTTATAGTTGCCTTAGAATCTCCATCAACTGTATCAGCATCCATTGTCTGTGCTGTACCATCAAGTTTTAGTTTTCCACCTGCAACTGTTACCGCTTGGTTAACAACATTTCCTAACCCAACGTGAGTTGCAGTCGTACCAGACCTAATAGTTGAAGTACTGTCCTGATTGGCTGTTGCCCCCGAAGCGGCACCGCTTTTAACGGTTGCTACTGCTGTCCCATCCACAGTACCAGTTAGGTTTCCACCTAAAATGGTTGCTGTTGAGTCTTGGTTGGCTGTCGCACCTGAGGCGGCACCCGATTTAACTGTCGCTACAGCAGTTCCACTTATAGTACCCGTTAAATTACCACCTAAGATAGTTGCCGTACTATCCTGATTCGCAGTAGCTCCGGAAGCGGCACCAGATTTCACTGTAGCCACTGCTGTTCCGTCAACTGTACCAGTTAAGTTACCACTTAAGATTGTCGCTTGACTCTTATTTTCTACATTGTTCAAAGACATCGTAGATTTCAAAGTTGAAGGACTTTCGTTGGAAACATTACCTAAGCCAATAGCTCCTTTAGATGCAGTTACTGCTTCCCATTCTCCACTTGTTACTTGGTCATCACCAGTAGCAGTAGCTCTGTACTGCTTATTACCATCATTTGTGTCAAACCAGATATCACCAGCATTTAGTGCTGTTGGAACCCCGTCCTGTCTAAAGGTAACTGGGGCTGAAGCACCCGATGCCGCACCACTTTTAATGGTCCCTACTGCTGTACCGTCTACTGAACCAGTTAGATTGCCACCGAGTATGGTAGCTGTACTATCTTGGTTAGCAGTAGCACCTGACGCCGCACCGGATTTAACCGTTGCAACTGCTGTGCCATCTACTGTTCCTGTAAGGTTACCACTTAGTATAGTAGCTGTTGAATTGTTATCAACATTACTTAAGCCTACATTAGCCTTTGTTACGCCACCTCTAATAGTTGAGGTAGAGTCGTTATCTACGTTACCTAGACCAACATCTCCCTTTACTAAGCCTAAGGCAGTTTTTCCAACAGTTACCTCTACCCACTCACTACCGGATATCTGGTCATCACCTGTTGCGGTTGCCCTATATTGTTTATTATTGTTATCAGTATCGAACCACATATCCCCTGCGTTCAACGCTGTCGGCACTGATGTTTGTTTGAATGTCACAGGTGCTGATGCACCTAATGCGGCTCCAGATTTAATTGTTCCGGCGGCGGTCCCGTCAATAGTCCCGGTGAAGTTGCCGTCAGCTCTCTGGAGCTTCTTCCAGACTTTTGCCATAGTCTATTACTCCTACTCTTCTACGGAAATCATCAAGGACGCTTCTGAACTATTATAGTACATAGTTCCCTCAGCATTATCTGATGGTGCCGTTGTTCTTGGTGTTAAATGCACTGCTCCCTGATAGTCAACCGAGAACACTTCTGTGCTGTTATTTAATATTTGGAATAAATCTCCTGATGAGACTGTTGATGCAGTCTGATGTTTTAAGATATTTCCATCAACTAAATCAGAGCCAACGGGTACTTCCACATCTGTGCTTCCATTGTCTCTGTAAAATTTGCTATCTGATGTATTATACCATACTAGTTTAGTATATACATCTTTAATTTGGTGTGGTGATGATAAACTTCCTGCCATTATCCTATCCTCGTGTAAATTGGTGCTGTTGGTTTAGTTACTCTAGTTAATGTAGGAGCCGTAGGCTTAGCAACTCTAATCATAGTTGGTGCAGAAGGCTTCATAACTCTTGTAAATAAAGCTAATAATGTATTATCAAATGCTACATTTACTGCATCAAAAGAATACGCTAGATTGTTAAAACTTTTAAATCCTATACCTGTATAACTCATTAGAAATCCACCGGTGTTTGTGTTATTAAGGAGCCATCCCTACCTCTGATAGCATAAGCCTTTGCTTGTTTTACTCCTCTTTCATACTTCATCATATAGTGATTAGACAATGGCAGTGTTTCTGCTTTCCTTTCATACCCATTAGCTACTACTCTATTAACTAATGCTTCGTGAAATTGTTCTGGTATTTCACAAGTTTGGTCAAGCATCGTATTCTCTGGCATAGCACCACTACTTAATGCAACACTATTATACTCGTCACTTCCAGAATAACCATCTCTTACAGGTTCTTCCCCAGCGATTAAAAATTTGTTCGGTCTTTGTATAAAAAGTATATTAACTTTCTTACCAGCATCCGCATCTGTAGATGTTACTGAAGAGAATTTATCAGTAGAATCATCATAATAGGCTAAAAGAAGACTATCTCTTTCTGTCCACCATAACCATTGGCTTAAATTAAGATTAGCTCTTTCCATTAATAAAGGTCCCTTTCCTTAGGTCTACCAATTAATTTCTTAATACTTTTATTATCGTAATCTACGGCTTTTATTTTAATAATATGGTCTTTTAATTCATACACCCTTTGGTCAGCAACTACAGGAAATTGGTCTATTGCTTCTACTATTTCTGCTCTAAAACCCATATCATTCATAGCATCATTCAAAGAACGAACAATCTCTGTTATCCCCATAGTAGGATGATGTTGTTGAACTCTTTCTACCATTTCTCCTAGTTTCATACTGCCCTGCCTTCTTGACCATCATCACTTAAACCACCTTGTAATTGAACTGAAATAAATTCTTGCTTTTTAGCGGCAATCATTTGTATTTGTCCTTGAGTCCATTGATAATCTGTAGCCAATCTTTCTATATCTGTTTTAAATTTTTGTATATAAGCATTCGCTCTATTTATCTCTGATGATATAGCTTGTATAGTTGATTGTGTCATATCTTCATCTTCATCAGATAGCCAATATTGAACACTCATACTAGCACCGGCATTATCGCCTTCTATACTAGCTCCAGCATCAAACATTTTCTTAGCTTTTGCAAGAGCATCTGCCCATTCTGCATCTAATCCTGTTGGTATACTTGCTCTAAAGTCAATTAATCTTTCCATTAATATACACTCTGCGGCGTGTAATACTACTAATTCTTTACAAAACTCAGGAAATTGTTCTGTATTTCCAAATGTTGCACCACCAAAGGATATAGAAGCATCTGTTACTGTCTCATTAGAATCGTTTATTGTCTTACCCTCAGAGTGTCGTACTATATAAATAGAAGCTGGATTTGTAGATGTCTCTGCTGGGAATATATCTATTAAACCATCTGAGCTTATTGAATAAACAGGGTCGTGATAGGTAGCGTAATAAATAGAAGAGCTATCTTGTGCTTTTTGAAATTGCTTCTCTTCAATAGGTCTTGCCCAATAACTTACAGCCCCTTGTTTTCTATCTACAGATAGTAAATCAAATATATGAAATGTTGGATAAATATCTGAAAATGAGCTGTTGCCACTATTTATTTTTATAGCAAACTGACTCCATATAGAAGGGTTTCTCGCTTTTACTGTAGCGAGAGTATAATCAACACCTTTCTTTAGAGCATCAGTTAAGTTCTCTGCAGATACACTATTTGTGTAGTTATTGACTCTGGTTGTAAAACTCATATCTTCCCTCTTTCAATAAGGGGAGCTACTAAGAACTCCCCTTATTACCATTCTAGTCTATTAAGACCACTTCATTAAAGCGTGGGTTTCTGGTAGACTGATTTCTAAACCGGCTTCGGTTAGAATCATATCTTTCCGTCCATCCATATTGTTATCCTGAACATTGGTGATAATATGAGTATCACGAGATACGCCATTACCAGACAATGGACGATACTTAACATTCGCTAAATCAACAGCGATTGCTAGGTTTTCGTCTTGGTTTCTGAATAGAGGCTCAGCAACAAAGTGTAAGTTACCAAAAATGGTATTTACTTTTGTTACTTGGTGTCCAAAACTACCTTTGATATTCTGGACATCTAATTTATAAGAACTAGATGTAACAGTGTTATTAAGGAAGTTGTTAGAACCGAGCTTCTGCAACCAAGCAAGTACTTTACGAGATGTAAGTACTAACTTGTCGCCAGAGTTCCCAGTTTCAGGAGCAAAGAAGTCCTGCATAGCATCTACGAAAGAATCATAGTTAGAACTATTATACGTAAACGCATAGTTCTTACCATTAGCTTCTGCGTAAGGTACTATCCCGTGAGAATACCTGAGTGGACCTGCGGCGGCGGCTTCATCAGAAGCACCGATACCGAACAGCATTGCGTGTTCGATGTCCATCTTATGTTCCATAAGTTTGTCTGACCAAACTCTACGGTATTCATCAGGACGCCCTCTGTAGCGAGTAGCTAGAGCTGTACCAGAGAATAGCTGGATAGCTGTCTTAAAAATCTGACAGTATCCTTCTCGTGTGTACATCTCATCTTTCCAGCCTTCAGGGTCAAGAGTTCCCTCACCCCAAGCTGAACCGATTACCTGACCTTTAGAACCTACGGCGATTGTTGGGTCGACGGCTTCTAAAGCTGCAAGGTTAACGGATGTATGGGTAGCGGCAGTTCCACTTGCATAAGTAGCAGAAATACCATCACCCGGTGTTACGGCAGTCACCTTGAATGCCTTACCACCGATTCTCAATACTTGTCCTACAAGTATATATTGAGGGGCGGCAGACTTTCCAGTTGGTGACTCAACTCCATATTTGTCATATCCACAAACAATCTTCATACCGGTGACTGCGGCGTCTTTCGCCAATACACCAGAAGCTGTTTTGATTACAAAATCACGGCGTTGCCATTGATGACGTTGCTCAAGGAACTTGAATACAGGGTCATCAGTAGCAGACTTAGCAACTTTGCTTAGATACACAAAGAATGGAGACTGTTGCGGAGCAAGCTCTGCAACTCTCTCGCCGAAATTATAAATTCGACGGGAGTCATTGATGGAAACACCTCCCGGTGCTCCACCTGTGGACTTACTATATGCGTCAGCCATAGTCAGTTGTCTCCTTCTTGGTTATATTACCAAGGGTTACGATTGTTAAATTCCGAAACCATCGCATCAATCATATTGTCTTCTACTTTTCCCTGAGTATTACCAGAAGATGGGAGTACACCCATTGAGGTCGGAACTTGCTGTGCTCTCTTCATCTGTTCAAAGCTTTCGCTCTTCGCAGTTTCTGTGATAGGTTTACTTCCGGGTGCTGGTGCATTGCCGGATTGTAATCTAAAAAGCTGAAACAGGTTGTCGACATTAACAGATTCTGGTTTATCCATCACTTGAACAAAATTAGCGACTTCCTCATCGGAAGCATTATAATTTGTTTTCAAATGATTTCTAATACCAGACATTTGTTGCTGATACTGCTGTTTCTGTGCTTCTGCACGCATTATGTTCTGTCGCTCTTCCTCTATCTTACCTCTCTCTTCCTCTACTAATGCAGTATTAAACTCATTATGTAGTCGGTTGTAATCATCCATATCGTCTCTCCAACTGTCTACATCGTCTAAATACTGAGCAGATTCTGATGATGGGTCAGAAAAGGCTTCTTCCCTAGAAAAACTCCTAGGTTTTTGCGGTTTACCCGGGGGCGGTGGAAAACTTAAATCCTGCTCCGGTTCCTGAACTGTCTGTTGTACTGCTTGAGGTTGAACTTGTTGAGATTCAAGTGCCTGAAGACGAGCTTCAAGTGCTTGTTTCTCATTACGAGCTTTATCAGCCTCACTTTGCCAGTATTGATAACGCTTTTCGTCGTTATCTTGAGGAGCTTGAGTTTCTTGCTCAGGAGGGGAACCTTGCTCAGGTACCGCACCTGCGACCTCTTCAAAAGGGTCGGGTTCGGGCTGTTCTTGTTCGACTCCGTTCACACGAAAAAAGTCCTCTAACGGATTCGCTCCGTCGGGCGTTGTCGTCTCATTGGCTTCTCCAATGCCCGAATCGTGCTCCTGAGGTGCGACGAATGCCGCATCAACTTGTTCAGGATTAGTCGGGGTAACTGTAGTATTCTCCATTTGAGTTCCTTGTTATTTTCCTGCCGTATTCTTGGCTACGGGTGAGGATGCTTTTTGTTTGGCTTCCTTGTTCGCTTCACGAACACCGGCTTTAGCCTGTCCAAGTACATCATCAAGGCGTTTCTCGAAGATTTTGCCAGAGGCTTTGCCTTGGGTCGAAACTCTATCGAGGTCTGCTTTGAATTTTTCTAATTCAGATTTTTGCTTCAAGTGATAGTTTTCACGTTCTCTTGTCTGCAAGTCGCCTTCTAATTCTTTTACTTTTTCTTCAAGTGTGTTAATTGCGTTTTGAAGTTGTCCCACTTCATCTGTTCTTTCAATAATGCCCTCCATATCGAAGACTTCTGTTTTCTTAAGAACTTCTTTTTTGTCAATAATTCCTTTTTCATACGCATCCATATACATTTCAAGCTGTGCATAACGATTAGTTGGTAGCGTAGAGCCTGTAACAACGACAACGTCAAAAGCTCCTCTAGAGATATCATTTATAACCTGCACTTCTCCTGTTTTATCATCGTACAACTTTTTATTCACAGCTATCTCTGTTTGGCTATTATTAGGTTGTACTATTCTTATTACCTTCTCAGCCCTATAAAGTTGTTGCATTAAAGGTATAGCCACCTTTGCTATCCTCACAAGTGCAGTTTCGACATCTTGGAGCTTAGACTTTATCTTTCTCTGACCAAATTCATCAAGCGATACTGTGGCTTTATAAGTATGTGGAGCCGCTTCTGAGTTACCCTGCATTAACTCGTATAATCCTAACTGATGGTCTATATCTTGTTTAGCAACTTGCTCATTCTGATATAGTGTGTTAGGGAGGGGGGTGGGCTGAACTGGTTGAGGAGCACCATTGTCCATATCTACTTCTATCGCTACTCCCGGTTGAGCCCACCTTTGTTCGAAGTCTTGCATATCCACTGAGCCACTAGGTATTAAAATCTTTGTATTCGTACTTGTTGTTGCGTGTGCAATAATAAGAGACCGTGTCTTGTTTATATATTCTTGTAAATCTTTTACCATACGAACATCGCTTACTGGGTAGGGAGTCCTATTATGAATATTCATAAACAGAACGATGGGATAATGCTCTATAGGTAAGATTCTAGAGTATAGATACTGGTCGCCTATCACAACACACATCTTTATACGCTGAACAGGCACCGACACGGTCTCAATTAATTTTCTTTCAATCAAATCTTGATAGGTTAGTTCATCAACAACTGGCATTTCAGGTGGGTCCATCTCATTCTGCATTGCCTGCATCTTAGCTTGTTCGTATTGCTGAAGAAGTTGGTCAATAATTGCCTTAGCTTTTTGCTCATCTAGTATTATTTCACCATTAACCTCTATTGCCTTACGCTGTAGGTATTCTTCCATATCCTCTTCTAGAAGGACTTCCTCAGTTTTATTAATGTTATTCTTTATATGATATCTCTTAACCCAAACCTTATAGTATCTTTCATAACCTCTAACATACTCATTGTCCTTACCAAAGGTAGCCTGAGTCTTAGTAGCAGTATCTTCTGGAAATACTATCCCTTTTTCATCAACCCTTTGAGTTGTTGGTCTATCTGTAAACATATCAGATGAAGACTTCCTAACTTTATCCTTATACATTGGATACATAGCTTCACATTGCTCTTTGGTGAACAATCTTGATATTATAATATTTTCTGCATCATCACCTAATCTATCTCTAGAGTTAGGGTCTATATAAACATCTAATGGGTCTATATCACGAACGCATATTTCTCCACGCCCATAATCTCTCAAGGGGTCAATATATACACACATAGCACCTAATCCCATTGTGTAGTAGTCGTCGATGACGTTTCTGAGTGCTTGAGTCCCGTCTGAGATGTACCACATATATTCGAGTAATCCATTGAAGACTTGTGCTACCTTATTATCTGAATCTTCCCTCGGTGATACTCTGAACTGTGGTCTGCCTGAAGTAAGCAAAGCCTTTGCGGCTTCAACTGCTGGATG